TCTCGTCACCCTCGCTTCCTAGCCTGAGCCCATGGCCGACGTCACGATCACAGGGCTGCCCAACGCCTCGGCGCTCAGCGGGACTGAGCGGGTGCCGATGGATCAGGGTGGCGTCACGGTGGATGCGCCGCTCTCGGCGATCGTGGCGCTGCTAGAACCTGGTCCGGCCGGCCCGACTGGTCCGACGGGGCCAACCGGCGCCACGGGCGCAACCGGCCCGGCTGGAGCCCCAGGGGCGCCTGGGGCGACCGGCGCCACGGGCGCCACGGGAGCTACAGGTGCCACGGGAGCCGCAGGCGCACCTGGTGCAACCGGTCCGGCTGGCCCAACTGGCGCCGCAGGGGCGGACGGCAAGACGGTGCGATCTGGGTCCGGCGCGCCGTCCGCCGGGCTCGGCGTCGATGGCGATTTCTACATCGACACAGCTGCCGACACGATCTACGGCCCCAAGACCTCCGGGTCCTGGGGATCGCCAACGTCGCTGGTCGGACCCACCGGCCCGGCCGGTGCCACTGGCCCCACGGGCGCAACGGGCGCAACGGGCCCGCAAGGCCCCGCCGTGCCGCTCAGCAGCGCCGCCCCCCAGCCCCTGGCTGCCACTGCAGCGGCCGGAAGTGGCACCGATGCCGCCCGGATTGATCACACGCACCAGCGGGACACCGATGTTTACAAGGTGCCAATAGGTGATGAAGGCACCGCAATTACCGCTGGGACAAACAAAGTAAGGTTCAAAGCAGATTTTCCTGGAACACTTGTTGCTGTTCGCGCAGGAGTAAATACAGCGCCGACTGGCTCGACGCTGATTGTGGACATTAACAAAAACGGTGTTTCAATGCTAGGAACAAAGCTTAGTATTGACGCTAACGAAACAAGCAGCGCAACTGCTGCCAGCGCCGCAACAATTACCACCACCAGCATTGCGGATGACGATGAGATCAGTATCGACATTGACCAGCCTGGCACAACAGTTGCCGGGGCTGGCCTCAAAGTCAGTCTGTTTGTGCGGAGGACATGATGATGCCCAACCTCGTCCTGCTCGACACGGAAACCGGCCTGATTCGCAATTACCCCCGCCGCGATGAGGAGCCGGTGGAGGGCCTTGATTCGCGCTACGAGGTGCTGCGCATCGTGCGTGAAACGGCGCCTCAATACGACCCAGCCACGCACAGCATCAGCGAAACCCGCGCCATCGACCGTGACGCTGGCGAGTGGCGCTGGGGCTGGGCAGTGGAGCCGCTGCCACCTGTGCCTCCGGTGCCGGACTGGCGCACGTTCAAGCGGACCCTGCTGGCCCATCCTGCAATCAATGCCCTGCTGGGCGGCAGCCTGAGCCAAGCCCCGGCGGCCGGCCTGAGCCTGCCTGCCACTCTGCTGGCCGCTGCGGGCGGTGGCGATGTTGACGACTTCCGGGGCGCCTGGCTGGCGCTGCGTCGCCTGGGGCTGGTGAACTCTGCGCTGGTTCAGGAGGTGCGCGGACTGGCCCTGATGTTGAACTTGCCCGAAGCGTTTGTGGCGGCTCTGGGCGGTGCCACCCGCCCGGCTGCGACGGCACTGGGGCAGGAGTGGGTCGATGCTGCTGGGGATCTGTGGACTGTCGTGCAGGCTCGCGGTGAGGATGGCCAATTCCTGGCCGACGACCCCGAGACGCCCGAGCGTGAATCGCTGGCCTGGGAGCAGCAGGTATGAGCATCATCTGGATTGATTCGGGGAGGTTTGCGGTGGCGGCGGCAAGCCTGCTGCTTGACACTTACACAGGCGCTGCCGCCGCCTATAGCTTGCGGCAACTTCGCACTGGTGTTACCAACGTGGTGCGCGTTCGGCGCAGCAGCGACAACATGGAGAGCGATTTCACCGCCACTCAGGTGGCCGATGGAACGCTCACTTCATGGGTTGGGGCTGGAGGCAATGGTTTCGTGTCCACCTGGTACGACCAAAGCGGCAACGGCAGAAATGTAACTCAAACGACAACTGCAAACCAACCGCAGATCGTCAGCTCCGGTTCGCTGGTTTTGCAAAACTCAAGGCCAACCCTGGATTTTGACGGAAGCAATGACCGGCTGATCAATAGCGCTTTATCGCTAAGCCAGCCTGAAACAGTTTTTGCAGTTGCAAGGCGCGATGTTGCTGGTTTCATTGCCCCTGACATTATTATTGACTCTTACAACAGTGTTCGACACGCATTTTACAATCAAGGTAATCAAGAATCGCCTAATTCTCGTTGGGTAGCAACCGCAGGTACCAATAATGCAAACGAACTTTCCATAATTGCCTCTGAACTTGATAACACTAACCTCAATTTGTTTAGCGTTTTATTTAACGGCAATTCTTCGTCGATTTTTATTAACGGCAGTCAATACGCTAATGGCGCTTTAGGAGCTGATGGCCTGTCGGGTCTGTCCATTGGCGACATCAGAGGAAACCCGAGCCCTATAGTCAGCGGATACGCAATGGACGGCAAGATTTCCGAGCTTATTATTTACGCTTCCAATCAATCATCCAATCGCTCGGCAATAGAGTCAAACATCAACGCCAACTATTCGATGTATTGAGCCATGATCCACCCCTTCACCCTTCTCCGCAGGCCACCCCTACAAAACAGTTGCCCCGACCGTTTGACGCCATGACGCTAATCCCGCCCGACCTTTGCATCATGCCCCCCAGCGGCCCTACCCCGTCGCTCAGTTCCGCGCCGACGAGCAAAACAGCCGCCCCTGCCTAGGCTGAGCGCAATCACCGCCGGCAGCATGGGACTAGGAATCGTTGAAGTCACCGCTCTGGCGGGGCTAGGGATTGCAGTCACCACCCTGGCCAGCTCTGCCGTTAAGGCGCTCTGGAGCATCTCCAAGGGCCTTGGGAGTTTCGAGGGCAGGATCCTTGAGATGCTGGCCCAGCACAAGAACACTCTGGACGACCACGAAGACAGGCTGAGGAAGGGGCAGCTATGAACTGGCTAACCGCCGGGATGCTGGCCGCCTACATCGGCGTCTGTGAGTTCCGGGCGCCTTCACCACACCAGGCGTGCGAAAGCCGCTGGAACTGGGCACTGGGCGTGTTGGTGCCCAGCCCTGCCCAGGGCGCCATCACCGCCGCTGGGCGGATGCTGGGGCGCACCCGGCGGCGCTACTCCGATGCCATCCCTGATGAGGAGCCGCGGCCATGACACTGAGCAGATCGGAGACGATTCTGGCAGGGATCAAGTCCATCCTTGAGGCTGGCCTTACTGGCACCGCAGCCGCCGCCGTTTTCCGCGACCGTTACGAGGCGCTGGCTCGGAGCGAGATGCCGGCCGTTGTGATTGACTGGGACAACCAGAGCGACGAGGTGGAGAGCTTTTCAACCCTGGCCACCACTATGCGGCTGTCGGTGGACATCCTGATCAACGGATCACCCCTGACCCTGCTGGCTGATCCGATCTGGGTCAAGGCCCATGATCTGTTGATGGCCGAAGCCACAGGCGTGCCAAGCCTGCCGGGGGTGGTCGGCATTGTGCCCACTGGCCGCCAGACTGATGGGGTGAGCGGCGAGATCGGAGTGCTGCGCTGTTCCTACGCTGTGACGTATGGAACCTATCAGCTCGACGTGACCGATGGCCTCCCCTAAACCGCCGCTGCCGCTCCCCCCGCCGCCCACCGGGCCGGGAGAGTTTGTGCTCTCTGCCGACGGCAAGTCCTGGGAACTGGAAACACCAGCCGCCCGGCCGGTCTGCGCGGCCGAGCCCTCCGCCGAGGCAACCCCTACTCCTGGTGATTCCTGATGGCCGTCTACCGGAAAACGATCGTTTGCTCCAAGGCCGAGGCCACCTACGGGCAGACGGCCAGCACCGCTGGCGCCGATTACCTGATCACCCTGGCTGATGCGTCAATCAGTCCGCTGGTTGCGGAATCGAAAGACGTGGATATTCTCGATGGCGCGTTCGGCTCTACCCGCTCGTCGATCATCGCGATGCGGACGGTGGAGGCATCGCTGCCGATGCAACTCCAGGGGTCTGGCACTGCTGGCACTGCGCCGAAATTCAGCCATCTCCTGCTCGGGTCAGGGATGAACCTCACGACTGCGGGGTCCGTCAACACCTTCAACCTGATCACCTCCGACGCGCCTGCCAGTTCTGAGCTGATGTGGTTTGGGGACGGCCAGCGCCATCAGGCGCTCGGCTGTCGTGGCGGCTTCGAGATGGCTTTCACTGCTGGCGAGGTCCCACGGATCACGTTCAGCCGCACCGGCATCTATGTCGAGCCGACCAACGTCGCCAACCCGACGGGAACGATCAGCAACCAGGCGGATGGAGTGGTGTTTGATTCTGCCAACACCCCTACGGCCAGCATCGGCGGCGTGTCGGTGTGCGTGCAGTCGATGACGGTATCCGTGGAGCCGGAGCTGTTTTTTCGAGACTACGCCGGTTGCAGCAAAGAGGTGCAGATCACCAACCACGTCGTCAGCGGCACGATCACCATCGTCCGCCCGGCTGACCTGGCGACCTTCAACCCCTACGCGCTGTGCACCAACGGCACCCGCCAGGCAATCACATTCACCCATGGCCCCTCGGCGGGCTTTCGGGTGACTCCAACCATCCCCTATGCCGTGTTCGGGCCGCCCACCGAGGTAAACCTCAATGGCACCTATGGCCTGCAGCTGCCATTCGTGGCAAAGAACAGCGCACCTGGGGTTACCGACTCCCTGACTCTGGCCTTCCCCTGATCCCTTACCCCACGGCATTCCATGTTTGAGATTGACAAGGGCGAAACCTACGAATGGACGGTCACGCTCGGCGAGCCGTCCAACCGGACCAACAGGGCCGAATCTTTCGTGGGCCTGTTCAACCGCATTCCACAGCCACGGATCGACGAGATCAACGAGGCCATCCGACAACGGATGATTGCCAGCGCGGCCGGTGAGTCGGTCGAGGGGATGATCGATGACATGCGGCTGGCCGATGAGGTGTGGGCCGGATGGACCAGCGGCATGAATCGAAACGGCCAACCGGTGGAGTTCACCGAAGGGCTGAAGCAGGAGCTCATCACCCGGGCAACGTTTGCCGCGAAGATCGTCGAAGCCTGGAATGAGTCCATCATCGGTGGGCGAAAAAAAACCTCGAGGACGCCGCAAGGCTTTTCCTGAAGAGTGGCGGCCCAACCCCTGGGGACGTTGAGCGGCTGGCAGAGCAGGCTGAGGGGCTGGGCATCGCCATGCCTGCCGAGCTGCT